CGATTACAAGCCGCCGCCAGAGCCCACACCGACGAGCCTGGCTGACGACATCGCGCAGCTGCAGGCGCACATGCCGCAGATGCCCAACCACCTCAAGCTCACACCACAATGGCCAACGACAAGACTTCTGAATACGCGATAACCGCAGACCCGTCCGGCTACGAAGCCGGCATGAAGCGGGTAATCGAATCATCGAAAGAGGCGCAAAAGCAGATCTCTACGGTGTTCTCTTCACTCAGCGGTGCGATGGGACAGATCACAGGCATGCTCGGCATGCTGACCGGCGTGATCGCCGGCGGCGCTGCGTTCAAAGCCGCTGTGTCCGCATCGAACGAATGGACCGGCGAGGCCAAGAAGCTGAGCGTGGCCCTCGGCATCACGACCGAGAGCGCGAGCGTGATGATGGTTGCGATGCGCCACCTGGGCGTTGATTCCGACACGGTGACGACGGCGGCCGCCAAGCTGGGCAAGCAGGCTGTCGAGAATGCCGGCGCATTCGCCAAGTTGGGCGTCCAAGTCAAGGACGCCAACGGCCAATACCGGCCGGCGAGCGAACTGATGTCCGAGGTGAACGACAAGCTCAAGGCCATCAAGAACCCGATCGAGCAGAATGCCGCCGGCGTTCAGGTGTACGGCAAGAGCTGGCTCGAGGTGAAGGGCATCCTCAAGCTCACGTCGGACGAGATCGCGAAGGCCAAGGAAAAGGCCGAGAACCTCGGCTTGATCGTCGGGCCCGAGGGCGTCGCCCAGACCAAGCAGTACAAGGAAACCATGAACGACATGAAGCTCGTTCTCACTTCCTTGGAGGTGCAGCTGGGCTCGACCGTGCTGCCGACGCTGGTCAAGCTCGGGTCCTGGCTGAGCGGCGTCGGTCCGGTCGCCGGCGGGATGTTCCGGCTCACGATGGAGTCGGTCACGAATTCGATCCAGATCTGCGGCGAGGCGGTGCAGCAGCTGTGGCAAGTCGTCTCCGAGGGCTTTTCGCAGATCGGCGCCCTGGTCAGCGACGTGTTCGGCACCGAAGCGCCGGGCGCGATGGAGTTCTTCGGCAACTGCCTCAAGGTGGTCGAGATCGCCTTCATCGGCCTCAAGGTCGGCGCGCTCGAAGTGCTCGAATTCATCATGGGCACGCTGGAAGTGTTCGTCGCCAGTGCGTTGCGTTCTCTCGGGACGATCGAACGGGCGCTCCACCTGGACTTCTCCGGCGCGAAGGCGGCATGGCAGCGCGGCACGGCGAATCTTGAGGAGGTCGAGCAAAAGCACATGCAGAAGATGGTCGACATCGCCCAAAAGGGCCAAGACCAGATGAATGAAGTGCTGCTGCGTGGCCCGAAGCAACGCAAGCCCGAGAGCGAAAAGCCGAGCGCCTCGACCGGCCCGACTTACGATTGGAACGCCGACAAGCAGAACCGTATGGCGGCGTGGGAGGCCAAGCTCGCGCTCGACAAGGACGGCTTCGAGAAGGCCCAGCAGCTGGCTGGCACTGCGCAGGAATATGGCAAGGCGCGCGAGCGGGACTACTGGAAGAACCTGATCGCGACGACGAAGATGTCGGCCGACGAGAAGGTGGCGGTGCAGAGCAAGTACTTGGCGCTCGAGCATGACCTGCGCCAGTCCGCATTCGACAGCCAGATCGCCGGCGAGAAGGCTGCGCTCGAAGAATTCAAGAACAACCACACCGCGCGGATCGCGATCGCGACGCAGATCTACGACCAGATGAAGGCGCGGTACGGCGAGGACAGCAAGGAAGCCAAGGCCGCACTCGGCGACATCGCCAAGGAACAGCGCAAGCTCGCCGAGCAGACCTTGCAGGTCAACCAGGTCGTTGAGGACGCCAAACGCGCTGCCGCGCTCGCCGCAGTCGACAGCGAGCAGCAGCAGGCCGAGCTGAGGCTCAGCCAGGGCGAGATCACCTCGGCGAAGATGCTCGAGCTGGAGCAGGGCTTCGAGGAGCGCCGCTACCAGATCCGCCTCGAGGCCCTGCAGCGGGAGCTGCAGCTGCAGGAGCAGTCGCCGGATCGCAACCCGGTCGCGCTCGCGCAGGTGCACGCCCAGATCGAGGACGCCGAGCGCAAGCACGTCCAGACGATGGGCCAGATCAGCGCGAAGGCCGCGCAGCAGTCCGCCGCGCCCTGGCTCCAGCTGACGGACAACATGCGCTCGTCCTACGAGGATTCGCTCGCCGGCATGTTGGCCGGCACAACCACACTGCAGAAAGGCCTCGCGCAGGCCTGGACCGCGACGCTCCAGTCGTTCTCGCAATTCATCGCCAAGAAGGTCGGGATGTGGCTGACCGGTGAGACGGCCCAGACCGCGGCCACCGTCGCCGGCAACACGACGCGCACCACGAGCGATTGGTGGGCCGCGATGCAGTCGGTGATGGCCAAGGCATGGTCAGCCCTCAAAAACATCGCTATGGCGGCGTGGGAGGCCGCAGCGAACGTGTATGCGTCGCTGGCGGCGATCCCGGTCGTCGGCCCGGTCCTGGCGCCGGCGGCGGCGATCGCGGCGACGGGCCTCGTGCTCGGCTTCGCCGGCCACATCGCCAGCGCGCGCGGCGGCTACGACATCCCGGCCGGCGTCAACCCGGTCACCCAGTTGCACGAGAAGGAAATGGTCCTGCCGCAGAAGCAGGCCGACGCCGTGCGCCAGATGGCCGAAAACGGCGGGCCGGGCGGCGGCGACGTCCACGTGCACCTGACCGCGATGGACTCGCGCGACGTAAAGCGGTTCCTACTCGACAACAAGCGTCACATTGCTGATGCCCTGCAGTCCGCAATCAAGGACGGAAAGCGATGACAAACCTGGTTTATCCAACCCTTCCCGGGCTCACGCCGAAAGTGATACGGCAGCCCGAATGGAAGACCGACGTCAAAGAAGCCTGGAACGGGCGCGAGACGTCGATCGGCCGGCGCCCGTTTCCGCGCTGGCGTTACACCCTGACCTACGAGGTGCTGCGCTCCTATGCCGGCCTGCAGGAGCGCGCCCAGCTGATGGGCTTCTTCAACCTGCACCGCGGCCAGTTCGACAGCTTCCTGTACGTCGACGAGGAAGACAACGCGGTGCAGGCCCAGCCGTTTGGCACGACGGACGGCGTCACGAAAATGTTCCAGCTGTGCCGCACGATCGATTCCTGGGTCGAGCCGGTCTGGGCGCCCACCGGCACCCCGACCATCAAGCGCGGGCCGGTCACGCTCACCGCTGGCATCGACTACACGATCGGGTCGACCGGCATCGTCACGCTGACCAACCCCGGCGCCGCCGGCGACACGCTGACCTGGACCGGGTCCTACGCGATGCGGGTCCGGTTCGCAAACGACCTGGTCGCCTTCGAGCAGTTCCTGAAGGGGTTCTGGCAGGTGGGGAGCGTCGTGTTGCTGTCGAAGGTGTTCCCATGATCCAGACCACGCAAACGCATATCGCGCTGCTGGTGACGCGCCAGTTCTGGGCGGTCGACCTCTGGCAGCTCACCTTCCTGGACGGGACGGTGCTGAGGTACAGCAGCCACGCGCTGTCGACGAGCTGGAACGGCTACACCTGGCAAGCCGGCCCGGTGTTCGATCGCGGCTCGACGAAGTTGACCAAGGGCCTCGAGGCGGACAGCCTGCAGATCGAGATCACGCCGCAGCCGGGGGACCAGCTGTACGGCATCGACTTCTTCACTGCCGTGCGCAACGGCGCCCTGGACGGCGTCAAGCTGTCGCTGTACCGCGCGCATGCGGCGAACCCGGGCGATCCGATCGTCGGCGCATTCCTGCGGTTCAAGGGCGACATTCAGGAGGTCGAGTCCGACCTGACGATCCGCATCACGGTAAAGAGCGACCTGGCGAAGCTGGACATGCAGATCCCCCGGGACCTGTGGGAGCCTGGCTGCAGCCGGACGCTCTACGACGTCGGATGCGGTGTCGAGCGCGCGGCTTACCAGACGGCGGGCGCCGCGGGCGCCGCGTCGACCAGGTCGGTCATCGTCACGGGCGCGCCGCTCCCGAACGACGCCGGCTACTTCACGGCCGGCGAGATCATGTTCACTTCGGGTGCGAACGCCGGCGCAAGGCGAAGTGTCCGCCTGCAGACGGACGGGCAAACCCTGCGTCTCGCGTACCCGCTGCTGTCTCCGGTGATGCCCGGTGACCAGTTCCTCCTCTGGCCCGGGTGCTCGCGTACGTGGGACGAGTGCCAAACGAAGTTCAACAACGGCAGCGCGTTCAACGGCCAGCCCTTCGTCCCATCGCCGGAGACGGCCCTGTGACGACGCGCGAACAGATCGTGGCCGAGGCCCGGTCGTGGCTGAAGACGCCCTATCACCACCGTGCGCGAGTCAAGGGCGCCGGCGTCGACTGCGCCCAGATCCTGATCGCCATCTTCTCGGCGGTCGGGCTGCTCGAGGCGTTCGACCCCGGCGACTACCCGATGGACTGGATGCTTCATCGCTCCGAGGAGCGGTTCCGGGACCTGGTGCGCACGTACGGCGACCAGATCGGGCTCGACCAGGTTGAGCCGGGCGACATCGCTCTCTACCACGTCGGCCGGTGCTTTGCGCACGGAGCCGTCGTCATTGGCTGGCCCCTGGTCATCCACGCGGATTCGCGAGTCGGTGCCGTCACCGAGGCTGAGGGCGACCAGGGCTGGCTCGCCGGCCGCGCAGTCGAGTTTTACAGAATACGAGGTCTTTGATGTCTCTTGGTGGCGGTCATAACACACATACTGAAGAGCCGAAGGTCCTGTCACTACGCATCAACCAGTCGGCGTATGGCACGGCCAAGGCAAGGGTCTGGGGTAAGGCCCGCGTACCGGGCAATATGCTGTGGTACGGTAATTTCACCGCGATCCCGCATACGGACACGCAGCAGACGGGCGGCAAGGGCGGCCCGAAGATCACCTCGTCGAATACGAGCTATACGTACACGTCCGCGTTCGTGCTTGGCCTGGCAACGGGGCAGATCGCCGGCGTCGGCAAGGTCTGGAAGGACAAGTCGGTCACCGACATCAACGCCCTGGGGATGACGCTCAAGACTGGCCAGCTGCGCCAGGCCGCGTGGTCATACCTCGCCTCGAACGTGCCCGACCAGGCCGTGACCTATTCCGGCATCGCCTACGTGGCGGCTTCGTCGTTCGACCTGGGGACGTCCAGTGACCAGCCGAACCTGAGCTTCGAGGTTCTCGGCGAGCGCATCATTCCTGGCGCCGACGACGCCCAGCCGTCCGACGTGATCAGCGACATCGTTTCCGATCCGTTGAATGGTCTCGGGCTGTCGGGCGTGCTGGGCGACATGACGGATTACGCCGCCTGGTGCGCTGCGATGGGGTTGACGGTGTCGGTTGCGGCAACGGCGCAGCGCGCGGCACGGGATTACTTGACCGAGCTGCTGAGTGCGACGCTGGCCGAGCCGGTCTGGAGCAACGGCCAGCTCAAGCTCGTGCCTTACGGTGACGAGCCGGTCGGGACCTGGACGCCGAACACGACGCCGGTCTACGACATCACCGAGAGTGACCTGCTCGAGGCGCCGATCGAGCGGCGCAAGCAGCCCTCGGAGGCGACCAACAGGATCACCCTGAACTTTACTTCGCGCGCGAAGGACTACAACACCAGCACGGTGACGCGCGACGACCTGTCCTCGGTCACGCAGTACGGCGCGAGATCGGAAACGCTCGAGCTGCACTGTATCTCGCGCGAGGACATGGCGGCGACTGTCGCCGAGTTCTGGCGCGATCGCGAGCTCTACATCCGCAACCAGTGGGAGCTGCGCGTCGACGAGCATCTGTGCCTGCTCGAGCCGATGGACCTGGCCACGTTGACCTTCGGCCCGAAGAATCTCGACCACGTGCCGGTGCGCGTCGTGGAACTGGATGACGACGGTCAGGGCAATATCACGCTCACCGTCGAGGAATGGCCGTTTGGCCTGCTCAAGCCGACTGCAGTGCCCACGCAGACGCCGACGCCGTTCATTCCGCAGCAGCAGGTCGCGCCCGGCGCCGCCAACGCGCCGGTGATCTTCCAGGCGCCGAACGTAATGACCGCGCCGAACCTCGAGGTGTGGATCGGGACGTCCGGCGGCGCCGACTGGGGCGGCGCCAACGTTTGGGTGTCCGACGACAACCAGACCTACCAGCAGGTCGGCGCGATCTTCGGGCCGGCGCGGCACGGCGTGCTGACGACCGCGCTGCCGAGCGGTGGCGATCCTGATGCCGGCAACACGGCGTACGTGGACATGTCCGTCAGCCACGGCCAGCTGCTATCGGCCAGCCAGGGCGCGGCGGACAACGGCGACACCCTGTTCTGGCTGGGCGGCGAGGTCATGGCGTACGGGACCTCGACGCTGCTGGCCACCGACAAGTATTCGCTGACGTATCTGCGCCGCGGTCAGAAGGGCACGGCGATCACCGCGCACGCGACCGGGACGCAGTTCCTGCGCCTCGACCAGGCGGTCTTCCAATACGTGGTGCCGAAGGAGCGTCTCGGCCGGCCGATCTGGATCAAGCTGCAGTCGTTCAATAAGTACGGGGCCAGCGTCGAGCCGCTGAGTAATGTCACGCCGTACCAGTTCGCCCTGACCGGTAACAAGCCCAGCGGCCTGACGGCGCTCTCGGCAACGGGCGGATTGTTCAGCAATGACCTCACCTGGTCATTTGTCGCGAACCAGCCGGACCGGGACTACACGGAAGTATGGGGCGGGACGGTCAATGACCGTGCGCAGGCGTTCCCGCTCACCTCGCAGAAGGACCCGGCAACCAGGTGGAAGCACCCCGGGTTGCAGCCTGGCCAGACCTGGTACTACTGGGCGCGCGTCATCGACACGTCGGGCAACCCGAGCGACTTCTACCCGGCGAGCGCAACCGGCGGGATCGCGTGCGCGCCGAGCAGCGACCCGTCGGCGTTGCTGCAGCAGCTCACGAACGCGATCGGGACGCCTCAGCTGGCGGCGGAACTAGCGCAGCCTATCGCCCAGATCCCGGCAGCAAGTCACCTCAACGCGCTGGCCTCGCTGCAGGCGTCAATTGACGACTACAAGACGGCGGAGCTGGTCCGTTGGCACGACACGGTCACGAAAGCGATTGTGGCGACAGATCCGGCAACGGGTTCGATCCAGCTCCTTGCGACCGCGAACATTCAGACAGATGTCGAGTCCAGGTTGTCGTCGGTGGAACAAGTGGCTGACGCAAACCAGGCGCTGCTCCAGTCGACTGTCGCGCAGCTCACCAGCACGGAGCAGGGCCTGACGTCCGCGCAATCGCAGATCACCCAAATGGCGGGCCAGATCTCGCAATCTGCGTCGACCGTCTACGTTGATAGTTCGATCGCGGGAGCGACCGGCGCCTTGACCGTTGAAGCGGCGAACAATGCGCAGGCGCTCGCACAAGCTGCAATCCAGGGTGCGCTCGATGCCTTCAGCACCCAGCGCGCCCAGTCGGACGTCCAGGCCAGCGTCGCGGTAGCGCAGCAGGACATCAAGACGAATGCGACCGCGACGCAAGCCCTGGTGACGGCGCAGTCCGCGCTCGTCGCCGTGGTCAACGACAACGCGGCCGCCTTCGCGACACAGCAATCCGCCCTGGCGACCCAACTGAGCGCGGAGGTATCTGCCCGCCAAACCCTGGCAACGCGCGTCGGAAGTGCGGAGGCCGCGATCATGAGCGAGCAGCAAGCGCGCGCGGCTGCGGACGCTGCCGAGGCGTCGGCACGGCAGTCATTGGACTCGCGTCTCAGCACCGCCGAAGCAGCTATCGTGACCGAGCAGCAGACGCGTGCATCCGCCGACGCAGCTGAGGCAAGCGCGCGCCAAGCGCTGGAAGCCCGCATGACGACTGCTGAGGCCCTGATCTCGAACGAACAGACCGTGCGGGCAAGCGCGGACAGCGCGGAGGCCGCTGCACGTCAGGCGCTCGAAGCCCGGATGAGCAATGCCGAGGCGGCGATCACCAACGAGCAAACCGTCCGCGCAAACGGTGACAGCTCGCTTGCGACCAGCATCGCCACAGTATCGGCGACGGCTAACGCCAAGAACAAGACCTTTTATCAGTCGGCCACACCGACCGCGACCGCCGTCGGCGACATTTGGTACAACACCGCGAGCAACAACGTTCCCAAGCGATGGGACGGGACCGCGTGGGTTGATGTGTCCGATGCGCGTATCGCGGCCAACGCTGCAGCAATCAGTAATGAGGCGACAACCCGCGCGACTGCGGACAGCGCAAATGCCACGTCGATCAGCAACGTGCAAGCGCGCTTGGATAGCGGCGACTTCGCTGCGGTGAAGACGCAGTCCAGCGCGAATGCATCGGCTATCGGCGGCATACAGGCGAAGTGGACGGTACAGGTGCAGGCCACGCAAGACGGGAAGTACGCGGCCGCCGGTATCAGCTTGATGTCCGGCGGCGGGCCGCAGTCGACGTTTGCTGTCCTGGCGGACCGCTTCCTGGTCTACCGGCCGGACGGATCAGGCTCGCCGCAGCAGGTCATGGCGATGGG